ACACAGGAAATTTAAACGACTCTAACGAGGCGGTAAAAAAAGAAGTGAACGAGAAATTAAACACTTTGAACGAAAGTTTGAAAGGTTTCTCTAAAGCTTCTGACGTAGAAGAAGTAAAAGGATTGATCAATAACTTACAGGCTCACACCGACAAGTTAGACATCAAGATGCAGGACTTCGGCAAAGGAAGTAACGTAGAGAAAAAATCATTTCAAGACGTGTACTCGAAAGCCGTTGAAGAGCGTTACGACGAGATCAAACGTGTAGGCAAAGGGCACAAGGTAATGATCGAACTGAAAGACTTTACCTTGTCAGGTAGTTTAACAGGCGATGCGGTAGCAACCTATAACCAACGTCAGATCTTAACTCCTGCGGCGAAGATCAACGCGCGTGATTTGATCCCTACGACTGTATCAGCAACAGGATTATACGTTCAGTACAAAGAAGGAGCGTTAACCGGCGCGGTAGCAGCACAGACAGAAGGCGTAGCGAAAGCAGAATTGACTCCTACACTTTCAGAAGTGAAAGTAGTGAACGAGTACATCGCTGGTTTCACGCAGTTCTCAAAACAGTCGGTAGCTTCATTGCCTTGGATTCAGCAGACTCTGTCTCGTATCTTGTTACGTGAGTTCTACAAGTCAGAGAACGCGATCTTCAACACTGCTTTTGCAACTGGTACTGGCTCGACTACTTCTTCAAGTACTGTTGACTGCGATCAATTAATTGACTGGGTAGCGAACCTGGAAGCAGCAAATTACTCTGCTTCAATGATCGTGATCCATCCTAGAGATTGGGCGACGTTGGCAAAAACTGCTTCATTGAATGTGCAAGTAGTATTGGCCTATAATCCGATCAGCAAAATGTTTGAACTGAACGGTATTCCGATTGTGAAAGCAGCTTGGGCAACCATTGACAAAGCAATCGTAATGGACGTGGAATACATCGAGCGTGTTGAAGTAGAAGGTTTGAAACTAGAGTTTTTCGAGCAAGATTCAGACAACATTCAGAAAAACCTCATAACCGCGAGGATCGAATGTTTAGAGAAAATAAACATCATGGATACTGCGGCGATAGTTTACGGTGATTTCGGGAATGTTTCTTAACTCATAGTTAATATCATAGAAAAGCGGTGGGGTTGCTCCATCGCTTTTTTTATGTAACCTAATCACTGGTTTTTTCGTATACAAGAAGAAAACTAACTTATGGAAAAACCGATACTAGGATTTGAAGACTATTCTATTCACGATGACGGCACTGTTTACAGCCGTGTAAGCAATAAATTCTTAAAGCCAAGGTTTATATCTGGCTATCCGAATGTATTGCTCTACAAAGACAAAAAAGGATATAACAGGCATATTCATCGACTCGTCGCTAAGGCGTTTATCCCTAATCCCGACAACCTGCCTTGCATTAACCATATTAACGGCATCCGTCACGATAATTCACTAATCAACCTAGAATGGTGTACGCATCGTCACAATATGCAACACGCATGGGATACAGGATTAAATCGATCTACCGAAAAACAACGGAACGCAGCTAGAATATCCTGCAGTAAGATAGGAGGCGCGAACCGTAAACTAGTGATTAACATCGAAACGGGTATTTATTACAATTCCGTTCAAGAGGCGGCAAAGGCAATTAATATGCCGTATATGACTTTAACTTCTCAACTGAAAGGACTTTATCCAAATAAGACTCCATTAAGGTATGCCTAAACGTAACTATTAGTTAAAAATATCGTATAACAGATAATGAAGATTCACTATTCCACTCCCTTCTCGACAGAAAAAAATATTGGTAAGGCGTATAATGAATTCATGGAGACCGTTCCAGAAGGTGACTTTGTGTGTCTTCGAGATGGGGATACCTTGTTTTTAAGGCCAGATTGGGGCAAGCAGATTGATGCGATCATAAAGGATAACGCACATAAGTTTAAACTAATTAGTTGCGTAACTAACCGTTTGAGGGCAGATCATCAGTTATACAACAATCGTTTTTCCAATGACGGGAACATATCTAATCACCTGAACATAGCAAACGACCTGTATGAAATGTATTACGATGAAGTATTGCCTACTTCTTATGTCGCTGGCCTCTGCCTGATCTTCAATAAAGACACCTGGAAAGCAGTCGGCGGATTCAGAGAGAACTCAATTTTATTCGACAAGGAATTCAACACGGACATACGGGCGAAATTCGGCGGCAATCCGATCGGCATCGCTAAAGGCTTATACTTGTTTCACCTCTACAGGTGGGGAAGTAAAGATCCGTATAATGATACCCAACACTTAAAAACTACAACACTATGACATACAACGAATGGATACTATGGGGGCTGATTCTGATCAACGGAATTATTACCTCCTGTCAGTACAGCAAAACCAATAAACGATTAACAGCTCTGGAACAAGAGGTGGAAGAATTAAAAGGGTTAAACCTTATTAAAGCAATAAGAAAACAAACTAACTAATGGAATTCATCAACTTTAAAGGCAAACTCTATCCCCAGTACCAAAGTAAAGGGAACGCGGCGCAATGGATCCTACCATTTGCCAAAGAATGGTGCCAAGGCGAAGGTTACGACATCGGCTGCAACCGGGCAGAATGGGCGTTTCCGGGGGCACAAGTGATTGACTTAACCATTCCAGACGAATGGGATGCAATGAACCTTCCAGATAAACAGGTCGACTACATATTCAGTTCTCATTGTTTGGAGCATCTGCCGGATTGGGTTGGCGCTTTGGAGTACTGGGGCTCTAAATTAAAACCGGGAGGCGTTTTGTTTTTGTATTTACCACACGAGTCTCAAGAATACTGGCATCCGGTGAACAATCGAAAACATTTGCATAGCTTCAATGAGAGCACGTTTATTAAACTGTTTGAGCAAGTAAAAGGAGATGCAATGTATGGATTCATTAGTGGGCCAGATTTAAATAACTCGTTTTGCGTAGTGATGCAGAAGAAACATTTTAAATTGAATGTACTATGATCGTTAAAAACCCCATCGGCTTAATCGGTGACACGTTAGGCACCTTTCCAGTTTTGCAACAACTGAATAAAGATCATGAACATTTTTCCGTGATCGTTTTGGAAGAAGTGAAATGGCTCTATGACTTAGTTCCAGAGCTGAAGCTGTGTGAATGTTCGCGACACGACAAAGAGCTGAACATCAGCGGAGCGTTTACTTTAAGTCATCAGCATAATTTATTTATGTCGCAAGCGCATTACCCCTTCATGGGCTACCCGATTCCTCCGGAACCGGTAAAAGCTGAGTTAACCATTATTGATGTAGATGTTCCTGTTTACGATTATGTGATTGCTCCCTACGGACGAAGCGCACCAAACGAGCAGAAGTGGTCAATGGACAAATGGATCGAATTAATTAACAGTATGCCGGAGTACAGTTTTGCGATCTTAGGGAACTCGAAATACGACGACTTTGCCTATCCGATACCCGAAAACGTTTCGTTACTCTTTGATTTAAGCGCGATGGAACTCTGCAACGTATTGCAGAAAGCGAATTATGGGTGTATCTCCATCGTGACGGGGATTTCGCATTTCTGCTATCATCTGAACGTGACCAACTATTTAATAGCAAACCAAGGCATGACATGGGGATTACAACCCGATGCGATCATAATAGATGACCATATACCTACACTACCCGTTCAAAAGGTGTACGATGTATTAAAAGAAATTAGAGATGCTGTTTAGTGTACTACGTGATTCTTCATGCGATTATCACAGAGTCGTCATGAGTTCTCAATATTTGAACATTCCTAAGACTCAAGAGATCAGTAAAGCGTCTATCTACTTTTTTAATCGCATAAGTAATCATAATTTACATGATTTAAGAAGGATGGGTATTAAGATCGTTTGTGACATTGACGATTATTGGCACTTGAATTCTGACCATTACCTCTACCATCATTTCAAGGCGAAAGGCATGGCCGAACGGATCGTTAGTTCCTTAAAGTTAGCGGATGTGGTCTTGACTACCCACGGCAAATTAGCCGACAAGGTGAAAGCCTATAATAAGAATGTTCATGTCGTCCCGAATGCGATACCGTATGACAAAGGACAATTCAATATCGGAAAGCAGCCCTACACGGGTAAAATTGGGTTTGTGGGCGGCATGAGCCATTACAAAGATATTCAATTGGTAGAAGGGCTGAAATTGCCTCAACAGGTCTCCATTCACAACTACATGGAGCATTACAAAGGCTTAAACATCTGTTTAGCTCCCTTGATTAAAAATGAATTCAATGAACATAAATCGAATCTCAAAACTTTGGAAGCTGGGTGTGGTCATGGGATGGTGCTTGCTAGTGATCTGCACCCATTTAGGAATCCTTTGGATGAGCCATTTGTGGACTATTGTCAGCCGAACGAATGGCAGGCTAAAATTAAATATGTCCAGGAGAATCCATCGTATGCTGAAGACCGAGGGGAGCGATTAGCCGAACATTGCCGCGATCATTACGACCTGTTGAAAGTCAATCAATTAAGAGAAGATATTTTTAAACACTTAATAAAATGATAGAGAAGTACAGAAAAAAGCCGATTGAAATCGAGGCAGAACAGTTTGTAGTATGGGATTTAAAGAATCCGCCTAACTATGTGGACATTCACGGAGTTCGATTCCCGGTTATTCAAATCCCCTATGATGTACACATTATGATTCCAACACTGGAAGGTAATATGAAAGCGAAAAACTTGGACTATATTATCAAAGGAATCAAGGGCGAATTGTACCCTTGTGATCAGGATATATTTTTAAAAAGTTACGATAAAGTACGATGAGTTTAGAAGAATTAGCCGCCAAACACTTTCCGATGAATACGACCTGCCCGCTGAAAAAGAAACGTATTATATCACAAAGAGAAAATCTTGTCAATGATTTAAAAGAATGGTATATTCGTTCACATATTGACACTAGTAGTTCAAATAAAGAACTGGTAGTTAAATATCACCCCAAACAAGAGGAACGATGATCGCAGATTATTTAGCCATTATACCTTTAACCACCGCGAAAAACTATCTCAGGATAGACGATTCACTCACGGCTGATGATGATTTGATTGAATCTATGATTGACGCGGCTTTACAATACGTCGAGCAGTACACGAATCATATCTTAGTGGAGCAAAACAAGACCTATTACGGGAATAACGATCCCTGGTTCTGCGCTTCGAACGTCTACGAAATCTATGACTTTCCGATTGTATCAGTCGTGGAACCGAGCGATCCTGACGACTATACCAGTAAGACCTTCAACACGAAGACGAAATACACGATGCAGTCCGATACCTTAGAATTAAACTTAGGATATGACCAAGTGAGCGACATTCCGCAAGCCTTCATTCAATCGGCACTCGCTATTTTGCAGGTTTGGTATTACAACAGCGAGCAACAACAAAGTACGGCCTTAGTACCGAAATCGGTGCAATTCGCCTTGAATCCTTATAGACGTTTTCCACTCTTCTAAGATGCTAGCCAGAGACTACAACAAGCGCATATCGGTCTTTCAGGTAGAAAGTCTTCCCGACGGGTTCGGTGGCTACACGGTGCAGAAAACGGTCTTAGCGGATTCCTGGGCGAAGCTCGTTAATTCTTCGAGTTCTCTGCAACAGCGGGCCACCACTTTAGGGATTACGGATCTCTACGAACCGCTTTTGTTTAAACTCCGCTACCGGAACGATCTGCCCTACAACGGCAGGAATCTCTATTTATCCTATCAGGGGAACGAATACGTCATTAAATCGATTGACGATGTGAACGAGTTTCACAGGGAGATCGAGATTTTATGCACGAAAACGATTCCTGAAAGTGTCCCTTTAATCATCATGACCACCTAATGAAAGTAACGGGCGTCAATAAACTCTTGAAACAGTTCGACCAGTTCGGCAAGGAGGGGGCGAAAGTGGCGGACGGGGAAGTCGAGGCAGCTGTTCGGGACATTGGCAAGAATGCCATCATCAACGCGCCTGCTAATTTTGGGAAGCTAAGGCAAAGCATTCAACCGAATAAAATAACCAAGTTATCTTGGGAAGTAAAAGTCATGGCGGCCTATGCAGGGTATGTAGAATTTGGAACAGGCGCTAAAGTCTCGGTTCCGAAAGAAATGCAGGAGCAGGCGAACGCGCTGCGCAATCAATCGAAAGGAAACATCGATGATGCCTTAGCGAGTATCAAAGATTGGTGCAGGGCGAAAGGAATCGACGAGCGCGCAGCCTGGCCGATCTTAATGTCAATACTCGACGAAGGATTAAGACCTCGACCGTTTCTCTATCCGGCATGGAAGACCGGATCAGAAAAGTTCGTGAAGAACTTAACCAATAGTATCGATAACTTAACTAAAAAGTTAAACAATGCAAGGTAACCCGAATAAATACTTGAGGAAAGCGTTTTTTGACGTGCTGAATAATATTACTGTTAGCGGCAATGTGATCAAGTGCTACGATGAACGCATCACGGGGGCTTCTGTACCGGCGAATTACATCCTATTAAGCACCCAAACCAAAAGTCAGGATAAGTACACGAAATGTGCCGACCGATGGAACGTGGACATCTTAATTGACATCGTGACCACCTATCCGGCGACCGGCAACACGGGGAGCAAATTACTGGCCGATGATATTGAGGAGCAAGTTATTAATCTGGAAGAAACGATAATTTTATCAGGAGGTTATAAAATTAACCAAAGAGAATTAGTATCTTCGGATAGTCTTGTCACCATCGGCACGACGACGAATGTATTTAGGCAATTAATCCGGTTTCAATATTTCTTAACTCAATAAATAAATGGCACAAGAAGAATACTTAAAAGGCAAAGACGTACTTCTGTATAAGTACAATTTGATCGACGAAGAATGGGAGCCAGTGGCGTGTGCCACGTCCAACACGTTCGGAGTTACCACTAATTTTATCGAAAGTATTACCAAGTGTGATACGGCTACTAGGGTATTACCGACCTTTAACACGGTTTCCGCAAGTGTAGATTTAATCATCTCGACGGTAGCTTCAAACCAAACGGGCAAAGTCTATTACAACGACCTGCGCGATCAACAGAGGTTAAACGAAAAGACCTGGTTTGCGTTCCTTTCGGACGAGCTGACTAACAAAACGATCGAAGAATACTTTGAAGCGTATATTGAATCCATCGACGTAACGGCAGAGAGAGAATCGAACGTAGAAGCCTCTGTATCCTTCAAAGTAGACGGCGACAGTACGAACGTAGATCCATTTGCTACTACTTAATTTATGGCAATACACACAATAAAAACGAAGGATCGGGATTACGTGCTGAACTTCAATTCGTATGCCGTGATGCAGGCGTTTCGCAAGTACGGCGCGGAAGGACTGGCTACTGTTACTAAAAACGAACTGAATTTCGACATGATCAAGTGGGGCGGTAGTAAAAACGGTTCGCTAGAAGTATCGGATCAGGACGTCTACGACATGATTGATGCGATCGGTGGAGTTTTCGGTGATACGTTTGGCGTAGAAATCTACGGTTATGTGCTGGAAGCCTTTAACATTCCGACTGAAGCGTCAAAAAAAAAGGAAGAAGAAGCGTAAGTTTTAACTTTGATAAAGAAATCTTCGGATGTTGCATTGCTGAACTAGGGATGTCAATATCCGATTTTTTTTTATGTTCCTTTCAAGAGCTTGTTATCTTAATCGAGGTCTATCGGAACAAAGAAAAGAAACAATGGGAGCATACGCGCATGATCTGTTACTGCAACATGGTCGCTAATTGGCAGAACCCAAAGCGTAGACCGCCGAGTCTGGAACGCTACATGAGACTGGACATTGACAGGGAAACAAGCGACGAATACGCGGAAGAACGGATGAAGAGGCTGGAAGAATTGCAACGACTGTACGTGCTGAAAGTGCAAACTAAAAACATGATTAACTAATGGCAGCAGAAATAAAAGTAGGCATCGGAGCGGATATTAAACCTTTAGAAAAAGGGTTAACGGACGCCTCCAAAGAGATCAAAGCCTTTGATCAGGCGGTCGATAAATCCTTAGTGCATAACGAACAGGCATTTAAGAAGTTCGGCAAAACGGCAGCACTAGAGAGCAAAAAAGTAGGCGTTTCGTTTCAGGGAACATCTAGAGTGCTTTCGGATGCCGCCTTTGGTCCCGGCGCAATTGCCAACAACTTAGAAGCTTTGGGCCGTGAGTTTGGCGACCTTTCACGAATTGCCAAAGAATCAGGCCAGTCGATTGGTAAAACCTTAGTACAGTCTTTAGCAGGCGGAGGCGGATTGAATTTGGCCTTAGGCGGTTTGACCTTAGCCCTTTCGTTGGCTTCGTTTGGGATGGGTGCATGGACGCGGGCATTTGGCGACAATAAGAAGGCCGTAGACGACGCGAAGAAATCAAACGAAGACTTTGTTAAGTCTTTAGAACAAGTGAATCAGGGGCGTTTAAAAGGGGCGCAGGACGCACAAGGCGAATTGGCTTCCTTACGTGTCTTATTCGGAGCCTATCAGAATGCCAATCTGCCGCTGAAAGAACGCAAGGAAGCCTATGCGCAATTGCAGGAAAAATACCCTGCTTACTTTGCGAACCTTTCTTTCGAGGAAAAAGCGACGAAAAAAACGCGTGATGCCTACGACTCGCTAACCTCTTCGATACTATCCACCGCCAGAGCCAGGGCCTTAGAGAATTTAATTGCCAAGAATGCAGAAACGCAATTAGTCAACCGCGAGCGACTGTTAGGCATAGCCAAAGACTTGGCTCCGATCTTAAAAGAAGAAAACCGATTACGTCAGTTAGCGGCGAAGTTCCGAGGTCAGTTCGACGAATTCGGCCAAAGCAAGGAAGCCGACATCATCTTAAAGGCAAACTTAGAGCGAGACAAGGCGAATGAATTACTGCAAGTATCGAATGCTTTAAAAGCAGAAAACTTAGCATTAGAGCAGGCTAACTTACGGCTCGACGCCGAAGCGCAGAAGAACGTCATTAATGAGGTAAAGGAAGTTCAAAAACTGGACGCGGTCATCAAACAGATGAAACCGCTTTCCGAAGTCTTAAGTGTAGGAGCGAAGCCGTTAAGCGCGAATGTGGATGTGAAGTCGAACGCGCCTGCCTTTAGTGGCAAGTTCCTAGAACAATTCAACCCGAACTTACAAGCGGCGAGCGACGCCTACACGGCTTGGAAGAACGAACTGAACGCGCAGAACGAAATGTTACGTCAGGACTTTGAAATGACCTTTGGCGCGATCGGCGAATCGATTGGCAATGCCTTTGTCAATAGTGAATCCCCTCTGAAAGCAGCAGGCGCGGCGATCTTAGGCGCATTGGGTGGCGTACTCGTACAATTCGGTAAGCTGGCTATTAAAGCCGGTATCGCTTCGACCGCATTAGCCACCGCTTTAAAGAATCCCTTTAATCCGGGCGCAGGACTAGCCGCTATTGCCGCAGGGATTGCACTCGTGGCCGTAGGATCAGCAGTAAAAGGATTTGCAGGCGGATTGTCTGGCAACGGATCAGGCTCATCAGGTGGAGGTAGTTTCAATCCATCCGTAGGATCAGGTTTCAATCCTTCCGCGCCGGCGACAGGTGGCGGAGCGTTTCAAACGATCTTCATACCAAATATGACCATCAAAGGACCTGATATTGTGGTCGCCTTTAACAGACAAACAGCTTTAAACTCTAGAACCGGCAGATAATGGCATCATGGATCATCGATGAATTTTCAGTAAAACCTTCGGGCTTCTTAGCTTCCTGGAGATATGCCAGGGTCTTAACGGACGAAAACGGCAACGTCAGCGTGCAGTCGGTACCTGGCAAGCCGTTTGCCAATGACTGCGTATCGAGCTATAATAAACGGAACAGACGGTATGCGAACGGTCAATTGATTACCGAATACTGTAACCTGGACACCTTTACCAATTACCGGATCTACGCCCAGGACTGTCCGCCCTTTGCCTATGCGCAGACGGATCTGAACGCACCTCAGTGCGGCTACAGTCCTACTCCTATTTTTGACCCCTTGCCGACGCCGGCCGATCCGCCGAATCCGTTCGGTACTTTGCATTATACCCCGTATAAGTATACGGAGTTTTGCAACAACCAGGGACAGACGGTGAGATTGGACATTTTAAAGAAATTCCAGTTCACGCAGCCGCAGACGAATATTTTAGTAGACTCGTGGCTGAAATCAGGGACTTTATTCGTGCCGCCGAAACTGATTGAAATCTACGTGAATAGGTTAACGCATACCGTTTATTTTACGGGGCAGGCGCAGAACGATCTGAACAGTAATAGATCTTACGAACCGAATGACCTCATTACAGAAATTTGCGACTTTGAAACGGGCTTTAATTTGAAGGTGTATGCCCAACAGGACGCGCCGTTCTGCTACATCGTGGAAGAAGCGGCAGCGAGCCAGTGTCAATTGCCCGTACCCGAGGAACCCGAATACGTAGAAAACTGGGGGGAAGATCCGATCATCTTAAGCTATAAAGGAAACGATGACAAGGTGGCGACGACTGCGCCCTGCGAGTGCATCATTAACCTTCTTTGCACGGAGAATTTCAGCCTCGAAGAGTTTTACACGAACGACGAGCGGGAGTTTCAGGTACAAGTGACCGTCGAAGATCAGGTGGTCTTCAAGGGGTATATTATACCCGATAGTTGTCAGGAACCCTTCATGCCGACTCCGTATGAGGTAACGATACGATCCACGGATGGCTTAGGCGCCTTGAAAGGGATTACCTATACCCTTCCTTCAGGGAGTAGAACGGACGTGCGCCAGACCTTCCTAAACATTCTGGCCTTTGCTTTGGCTCCGACGAATTTAAACTTAAACATCCGTACCATTTGCAACGTCTACGAGACGGTGATGCAGAACGCGGCCGATAACGATCCCTTAGCGCAAGCGAGTGTGAACCCCTTACGCTTTACGGGGGAAAACGGCAATTTGATGTCTTGTTTTGAAGTGCTGGAATCTATTTGCCGACTCTTTAAGGCGAGGATCCAACAGACGAACGGGGAGTGGGTGTTTGTGCGGATCGATGAACTAGCCCAAGACGTAGCCCGGACAAGGCTCTATAACAACAAGGCGTTCTTCCTCAGGGCGGAGAGTATCAATCCCGTCCGTCTGATTGAAAACATGGACGGGGACGACACCATCCCCATCTCGATGGATCAGCACACACTGATCGGAAATGCCTATAAACGGGTATCAGTGTTAAGTGAAGTCGGCAAAACTCCTTCGATCATCTTTAACGGGGATTTTGAACAATGGGACGGGCAGAACTTTTTGTTCTGGACGAAGTACGGGAGCATGGCGGTAGATAGACGTTTAAAGACGATTACCGGCGTGGGCGGCGCGCAGATCCCACTGGAAGATTACGTGTGCTTGTTTCAGGAACGCGCCCAGGCAGATCGCTGGCTGCAATCCAACGATATTTTCGTGCAGGAAGGCGACTCGGTACGACTCACCTTTAACCATTCGTACTTATACGCCTTTGCCAGCTTCAAATTAAGGGTGAAGGTAGGCACTCATTACCTGACCAACTCGGTGAATGGTACTGACTTTTCTTGGGTCACTACCTTAGCGACTTGTACAATTACTTTGCCGACTCCAAGTGTGTTTAACTCGCCCACCCGCAATAACATCAACTTCACGATGCCGGACGCGCCGGAATCAGGGGTGATGGTCTTGCAATTTTTCGGGCCGCAGCAATATACGGTGGGATTTGCGGCAAACGGAAACGCCTTTTACACGGAGAATACGGACTACACGCCTTTTGACATCGATAACGTAGTGATTGCCAAGCAATCGAAAGTGGACGATAAATTAGCGGACGGAACCTTGCACGTGGCCTCTCAACTCGGCTTTTATACGCAGAAACCGGAAACCTATAAGGTCTTGTTTGGAGACTATACGAACCAAAACACCACCTTTTTAGGCGTGGACTTTCAGATTAACTTTGGGAGTAACATGAGCTTCGGCGATCCGATCCAGATTCCAAGTGGAGGCAATAACCAGAGTCCTTCTTCGGCCATTACGCTCGACAATTTATGGGCGATCTACACGGCGGACGGGAGTTATTCTTCGGCCTGGTACGAGTACAGCAGTAATTCAGGAAGGGTGCCGATTGGTCTTTTATTGGCCAAGAGTATTTTAAAGAGTTATCAAAAGCCGTTTAGATACCTAAGCGGAACGTTTTTATCGAATAACGCCAATTTCCTGAATACCTTTCACACCGACTTGGCCTGTATACCCGGATTCAATACGAAGTTGTTCGCGTTGTTATCCTGCGATTTTGGGCTGAAATCAAACCAGTTAAAGTCAGTGAATATGACGGAGATCTTTGACCGCTACGTAAAGAGTACGGACGCAAGCATTCCGCATTATCCGGGCGACATCGAACCACCGATTGTGAACAACCCGAACACGAGTCCTACTGTTCCTACCAACGGGATCTTTACCGATGAGTTTACCGAGCAGTTTCAATAAAATTTCAATAAGAAAATTTAGTAACTTTAAAGCATGGCAGGAACGAACTACTCCGCAGACAAAGCGGCCTACAACGCGCAGATCAATACAGATATCACCACCGAAGTCGACCCGAATACAATTAGTCCCGACATGGTCGGCAGCGGCTATACGGATTTAGCGGATTTACTGGAGCCCTACATCAACCGGATCAACGATCAGGACTTGTTCTTTGGGACGGACGATCCGACGACGGTGCCCGATTTCGGGCAGGACTTGGATTTGTACTACCAGCAGGTGAATCCGATCGGCATCTGGCGCAAGGAAGCAGGCGTATGGACTTTAAAGGGAACGATTCCGATTGACTTTGTTTTGCCCGAAGGAAACCTGACTGTACAAACGAACATCGATGGCTTTCAGGTCTTAGCGACGCGTGGCGGATGGGTAATCAACAACACGATGTATCAGAAAGCCACGCAAACCTTAATGACGGCAGACGCGGCCGATCTGAACTTTTACCGCTACGACATCATTTACGGCACGACGACCAATCAAGTCCTCTATCAAGTGGGGATAGCTTCGGCTACTCCGGTAGCACCAACACTTCCTGCCGATACCATTTTAATCGATCAATTGGTCGTTCCTTCTTCTGCTTCGGGCTTTGATCCGTACCTCTTATTCGGAGGTTCGGGCGTCAATAACTTATCGGCGGAGGATGTTATTTTAAACCAGTCAGGAACACCACAAGTAGGCGCATCCTTTAACATTGACGGTTCTGGAAAGATCGGAACTACCTTAGAACTGCCGGGCATTCCGACCAACGACGTATCGGACTATAACTTAACGATCAACGCGCTCGGTGAAGTAAGGCGCTCGACGGTTCCGGTAGGAACTGGACTAGCTGCTGAAGCCTCGACGGGAGCCTTGACCTACGCGGGCATCTCGGTGGTGGATGCTTCACACGTCAACATCGGAGCCTGTACGGGCTATGTAGTGGACAATGAATCGAATCCTTCCAGCCCGACGGTGATCGCGATCAATTACGCGGGAGAAACCAATAAACTAGTCACAACGCTGGGATCGGGACAGGCCACCTACGTTTTACTGAACAGCCTAGGCACGATTGTTTTTCAGAATGCATTTCCGACCTCGGCGCAGCGTAAAACGCACATTTATTTATCTAAAATCTCCCATCCGTCCGGATCGATCACCGTGGCAGGTGACGAAGTGGATTTTATCACTTCGCCGCTTTCGCAGTTCCGCGACCTGTTTCAGTCGATCCAGTACATTAACAACGGGGTGACCGCTTCGGCCAACGGAGCCAACCTGACCTTTAACACCTCGACGGGAGTAGTGACCGGGGATGGGATCAACTTTGTGGCCGACAATACGAATCCGAACGATTTGACCGTAGCGCCGCAAACGCCGTGTACGTTTTTACCCCGCACCCGGACAGGGGCGGGAGGTGCGGCGACCACCATAGTCGATGTGTCCAATTACGACGTAGCGGGAGTAGTGACCGCCATTCCAGGCGGCGCGAACGTGTCTACCTTGAGGTATATTTTTTTAGTGCCGGGACTAGGATTCATCGTACAGTACGGACAAGTGACTTATTCGAGTTTGACGGACGCAGTAGCCGCAGTAGGAAAAGAGGCGTTCGTCATCTACCCTTCCCTGGTTAGAAATGCCATTTTGATCGGGGTGCTGGCAGCGACCAAATCGGCAACGGCCTTGAACAACACCGCGCAGGCACTCTTTTTTAGGGCGGATAAATTCGGGCAGTCGGTCGGATCGAGCGCAGGCATATCGACCGGAACCTTGCAGACGGATTATAACAACAGTTTACAACCACAAATCACTACGACAACGGCTTTAGGCGCGGTACAGTTCAAAAGAGGATCAGCCGCAGACACCAATAATGTTTTTCAGGTATTGAACGGAGCAGGGACATCGACCTTTAGTGCTACCGGAGAAGGAGCCGTAGATATTGCTAAAAGCGAACACGTAGGCGGAACAGGATATGAAGAAAGTTCTGTATCTCCAACCATTACCGGTCACCAAGGATACGCGTATGACGGAACTTACCACTACATCACCGATACGGCTAGGATTGACAAGCGAAATAACGACGGAACATGGTCGATTGCTCTGACTAATAATACACCGTTTGCAGGCGTAGCAGGCGTGAACCATTTGGGCGATCCTTCGGTATCGGGCGGAGTTTTGTATGTGCCGGCTGAAACCTATGCTGGTTGCGGATCGGTGTCAGGTCAAAAGATTTTGACCTTTAATACCACGACTTTAGCCTTAATCAATCAGTATAACATCTCGGCGCAGGGACACGAAGCATCCGGCATCGCGATTGATGCGGTGAACAACATCGCTTACGTCTCTTCCTACTGCGACGGCTCGCAGATATGGCGCTACAACGCGACCACCTTTGCCTTTTTAAGCGCGATTACCTTAGAGCGCAGCATCAATGGCATACAGGGCGTCTCGTATTACAACGGCCTTTTATACATCGCCAGCCAATACGACGGGATTTACACCTGCGATCCTTCGACTGGGTCTATATCGTTGGTGCTGGATCCCGAGAACGCGTTTCTGATTCCAGAAGGGATTGACGTAGTGTCTGGACAGATACGATGGTTGATTGACAACGTGGGCGACGGATCGAATTCAAGCGTATACTTCTACAACCCTTCGACAGACCCGATGGGCTTTTATACCAATAAATCAGGTATCTCTAGTTTTGGAGGGGATTTATCCGTCGGCAGAAGGTTAAACGTCTTTACGGATACCGTGATCGGTTCGGTCAATATCGGCACAATGGTCGGCTATCAGTCTGCCCTGTACATGGAAAACGGCACGAACACCGCGGCCCTGACCCATGACTTTAACACGACCGGACTAAGTCGAAACGCTTACATCTTGGCCGGCGTATGGACCCGTTCGGACATTACCAAGCCGAGTTTTTCATTGGTGGAGAACGAGGTGACCAATCAGTATCAGTTCCGATCGGCTAGCGCCGCGGCCAATCCGATCACCTGGTCGGACGTATTGACCATCGAACGAGCCTCGGGCAAAATTACCATCCCGGCCAGCACAGAGGGGGTCTTTAACGGCACGGGCGCCACGGCGAACGAGCAAACCTGTCTGATTAAAAACACAACCACCACCTCGGCCGGCGCTTACGTGGCCGTCGATAATATCGGGAACAAGTTTGCTTCCTTCGGGGTGCTGAACTCGGCCACGACTTTAGGTGTAGCGTACGGTCTGGCCGGAGAGGTTTTTGTGCGATCCAGTGCCGGCGCTGCCGGATTGCACCACTCGGCGGCGGCAGGACCGATGCGCTTCTCTGTTTCCTCTGGCACGGAGGCGATGCGCATCTTTAGCGCCACCCGAAATATCAGCATCGGCAACACGACCGACTCAGGCTTTAAGCTGGACGTAACGGGAACTTCTCGCATCTCTGGCGTGGAAACCTTGCAGGCCGGCGCGGAAGCCTTGAAAGTCGGAACGAATACCGGCAACCCCGATCATGCCTACATGGGCTTCTATGCACGGACAGCGAGTCCGACGACCCGAAGCGGCTTTTTAGGCTACATTTCTGCGGGAAGTTCCGTATTGGCCTTACAAAACGACATTGCTGCTGGAGGGGTATTGATCACGACCGGAACCACCGGATCACTGCAAGTAACAGCGGATGCCTGTAATTTTTTCGGCAATTCACTGGCTGGAGGATCGATTAAATTAGGATCAGTCAGTTCCGACAACGCCTTACTGATCGAGGCGGCGCTGGGTAACCGGGCGAGCGGAGCGAATGTCACCTTGCGCACCAACAGTTCAACGGGATCATTGTCAGGAGCGACGACCTTAAACACGAACACACTGGGACGTTATTCATGGGGTGGCTACATCACCACAGCAGCGAATGGCAGCTACAATTCCGCTTCGATCCTAGGACTGGCTACGGAAAACTGGAGCAGCACCGCAGGCGGCTCGAAACTGGAAATCTACACCACCCCAAATACGACCGTGGCACAAGCGAAAGCGGCGGAATGGGCGAACGACGGAAGCTTCCTCTACAAATTTGCAAGTGCTGCGGCAGACCCTACGTCAACGGAAATACCGGCGGGTTTCGTGAAACTCTACAAAAACACTGGTTCAGGCGTACTGAAACTCTGGGCGAACGACGGCGGTACATTAAAATCAGTCACCTTAACGTAACTATAAGTTAAATTATTCGTATAACAACCATGCATTTACAACTGACCGACACCATCGAAGCACAAGGCGGCTTTGAAGTATCGAATGCCATTATCCGCTTAAAGGCGTTTACCGCTACTGAAATCGAAGTCGAAGGAGAACAGAAAATAAATCTCTACATCGGCGCTCAATTATTTAAATCACTAGCAGATTTTGAAAGCGGAGCTTCTGAACTAACGAACACCAATCAGTCCAGCACGTTTAACTACGTATTAGATTACGATTTGGATAAGTGTTTTTCCTTTCAATGCGTCTATGAATTACTGGCCGAAACGGAATCAAACTTAGAGTTAATAAATTAAATTATTATCTTAGAAAAATTTTAGTTAGAATGAATTTAGCACAGATCCAAAACAATTTATTACTGTTAATTAAAAAAGCGAACAAGCAAGGCGCTTTCGAGCTGGAAGAAGCAGACGCGGCGATCCAGTGCCTGAACCACTTGGGCAAGTACGCGGTGGCGGAAAACCAAGCGAAGACAATGAGTGACAGCGATCCAATTCCTCCAGATCCCTCGAAGCCGAAACCATAATGAGGTATTCAATTAAACTACCTGTCCTGATCACTTTGTTTTTTGCGATCACCTGCTTTTATGCCTGGTGGGAGCTGAACAACGCCTGGACGGCGGTTTTCTGGGCATGCTACAAAAATCTGATGATTGTAGCATGCCTCTATTTTTTATACACGCCGACAAAGCTTTTATACACAGATAAAGTGTTCATCGGCGGGGCGATCATTACCAACATGGTACAGGCCTTTATGTACGTTTTGTGTCCGATCTCTACCGATCTTCAGAAGAAAATGTACTTTGACCTGTACGCCTGGTTCGTGTTATTAGTGGGCGCGGTGTGCATTACCTTATACATCAAAGAAATTGGAGAACGCATTAAACTACGTAAATAAACTCTTTACGGTTGTCCTGGGGTTCGGCATCATTTGGGGAGGCTGGTTTTTTGCAAAATCGGCCAAGTTAAAAAAGGCAGACGAAGGACAAGCAGAGGCCGTGACGTTTAAAGAATGGGTACAAGCGATCCAGATGGCTAATTCGCCACTGATCGAGGACATGAAGCATTTTAGGGCCGACTACAAGAGCCTTAACGAAAAATACATCGAACTGAGCATTCAGGTGGGAATCTTGACCAGGGAAAACGAGCGAAAAGATTCCATTATCGAGGCACAGAAGAACGAAATTCAGATCCTAAAGAAACGCATTAAAGAACTGGAACATGAAGTATAAAAATCGTATTACAACGGGTTTAGGTATTATCATCGTATTGGGTTGCGTGGCAACCGTCTTGATGGGAAAAGCAGACTGGACGCAGGCGGCTATAGGAATAGCGGCAGGCGTAGGATTAATGTATGCAAAGGATCACAACGTCAAATAAGATGATTAACAAGAAACTTTTTTTTGATTCGGTCAGAGATACCCTATTCAAAGGCGAACTGAACCAAGATCAGGTGCGAACGATGGAGAGCTTCATTGACTTCTATGAAACCTATTCAGGAGGCGCAGGCCGTGTGATTAATATTAACGCTTTTGCCTACTTACTAGCTACTGTTTACCACGAAACGGCAAAGACCTTTCTGCCGATTGCTGAATATGGCAAAGGCAAAGGACTGAAATACGGAACGCCTGATCCAGTGACGGGAAAGACCTATTATGGTCGTGGCTATGTGCAATTAACATGGGCGTATAACTACAAGAAGTTAGGGGATATGTTCGGCGTGGATTTACTGAACAATCCGGAACTGGCGATGAGTCACCCAATCGCGATGAAAATTTTATTTTCTGGCATGAATCACGGCCTGTTTACAGGCAAGAAATTAGGCGACTACTTCAACGTGCATACACGGGATTATTTAGGAGCGCGTAGAATTATTAACGGAACGGACAAGGCAGAACAGATTGCTAACTATGCGATTTTGTTTAATCAGGCGTTGAAATTAACGTAACTAAAAAGAAAGAAGTTCGTACAAGCGTTTATGAAGCTACTAAAAACATTTTTATATTGGTTGACCGCTGGAGGACTGGCGGTCTTTTTATTGTTCGGATGCAAGGCTAAACAAATTGATTGGGCGAATGAATGCTCGAACAGGTATCCGATCAAAGAAAAGATCGTGAAAGGCGAAACGATTTATTATACCGATACGATCATTGAACCGGGTTTAATAATTCAGGCCGATCCGATCTTACTCAAAGTTAAATGCCCGGACTCAAAGACTATCACAAAGACCATCACAAGGACAGATACGATCATTAAAGAAAATACAGCCAAATTAAAGGCTCTAGAGCGCGATTATAATACAATCTATATCCAACTATCAAAGGAGCAAGAAAAGCGCCTCACGGCAGAGGAAACAGCCCAAAAATCCAATCGACAGAGAAATGCAGCAGCTGGGATTGCATTGGCTTTTATTATTATTGCTTTCCGAAAACAAATAATAGGATTAGTTAAATTATTTTTAGTTTAGTGTAACTTTTAAGAATATTACTCGTATAAGTAAGCAAGTAGATTGATTTTCATAGTAAGTTAGGTTCAATTGGTTTTTGATTTTGGTTAGAGGGAGTCATCGGATTAAGTTTCGGTGGCTCTTTTTTTATTTATGCTATTGCTTTTTAGCAATTAATATTTACATTTGCAGCATGAGAAAATTACAAATACTAGCAATTATCGCCTTGATCTCGTTATCAAGCTGCGCAAGAGAATGTCAACGCTTTGACAAAAAGTTTCAATCATCAGAACGTAACTACCTGATAGAGCAATATTCAGGAGGTAAACTAGTGAAAACACATTCCTTTAAAGGCATTTTGAACGACTCTGAAGGATCGGACGGCTTTTATTATTCAGTAGGTGATTCATTAATCGAAGTGTCGGGAGATCTTATTATTAAATCTTGGAAATAATGACGACACAAATAGAAATACCGAACGAATTATTAGAACCCTTGCAAACGGTCTTCCGACATTACCTAGAGGCGAAGAAACTGCATCCCGTCTTTCCTGACGATTTAATTTATCAAGGATCGATCCTGGCCGAAGAAGCAGGAGAATGCCTGAAAGAATGCAACAATCAAAATTACGGACTGGCCCGTCACGAATGCGGACAAACGGCAGCAGTAGCAATCCGAATGTTAATCCACTTAAAAGAGCAATAGACATGACAAAGAATAAATTTAAACTGAATGGTCGCTGGGTGACCTTGATGAGCGGCAAGCAGTACGCGGATTTTAAAGCAGTCAGTCCGCAGGCGATACGGGTACGCTGTAAAAACAATCATTTTAGTGACGGTTCTACTTCCTTAAAGCTGGGTGATATTTACGTGATCGCAGTCCCCTTTGAAAAATAATTTAAAATAAATCGTTTTTGCTATTGCGAAATAGCAATTAATGTTTTATCATTGCCTATCAAATCGAACGAACATGAACGAAATCAACTTTAAACACTTAAGCCTCGAAGAAATTCAGCAAAATGAATTAGATTTAATTCAGCAGGAGGAAGAAGGAGAAACTTTATTTAACTTACGAGAAGAATATGCTTTCTTCGGAGATGAATTTTATAACTAAACGGAATGATACGCAAAGCAAAACGCAAAGCAAAAGAAGTGATCGAATTCTTTTTTCCTTCACCCGAACAAATTAAGTCAGACCAAATCAGTCAGGACGAGATCATCGAAGATTAATTAACTTAAACTATAAAAACAAGCCTATGAACAATATTAAAGATTTACTTAAAAGTTTCGCGGTCCTGGCCGTTTCCATGATTGTCATCTGCATCATTATTTACTACGGTACGTTATGATCACCGGACAGACCGAATGCTATTATCTAAGTGATAAATACCATTCACACAAACCAGGCACGAAATTTCTGTATCTGGACATCAAGCAATTTGAATCGGACGGGGAGCTCTACGTGAAGGCGGTAAAAATGGGCGACGACTCAAAGAACTTTGTCTGGCTCTGGATCGAAAACTTATTCTTCCCCGAACACGTGGAATTAACCGAAATTAATAATATCTTAAACCTAGATTAATATGAAAACAATGTATACTGCAAAGAAATCTCAGAACCTTTTAATTATTATCTGCTGCGTCGTGTTAACCTTGACGATCTATTCTTTCGACCGTTACTTGAACGCGAAAGAACAAGCTAGAGATCAGTTTTTCAGAACCGGCAAGCAAACGGAAGTGAACTACTTCGCTTTTGTTAAAAATGGTTTCACCCTTAATTCCAATAACTAATGAAGACACTGTTATTATTCATTGCTTTTATCACCTTTAATGTGTTGGCAGCATCTTATTGCATGGGTGAATATGGTAAAGACCATCAAACACTTTCTTTAGTGTGTTTTTATATCAATGCAGGGTGCGCTGTATTTAATACTGTCATGGCAATTTTAACTGTAAAACTAAGCAAATGATCTACGACCACATCCAAGAAGACCACTTGTACGACGATAACCACGCTAACTTTACGGTGAAAGCCAGTCCAATCAATAACGTGATCAATACCAGTGACTGTCCCTGTCTGGAAAGTCAGGGACGAACCCAGGAACATTTGAACCGCAACAACGAAACAATGCTATTCTCCTTATGCGGGATCTTATTGGTTTTTGTCTGCTACGGCCTGTACCTTCTGTTTAAATAATCTCTCCTCAATTTACGCTCTCTCTAAATTTCCGCTCTAAAAATATTTCATTTATTTGTTGCTATTTCGCAATAAATAATTATCTTTGATTTATCAAAACCCCTAACGAATATGAATTTAGAAGTTATTGCCTTAGAACGTCAGGTCCACGAATTGAAATACGAACTGGATCGCGCCAAACATGAAATCAATATTCTTAAAATCAACAGCGAAAGCTTTGAGAGAAGAATGGAAATACTGGTTAAAAATAACGAGATGCTTTGGAAGCAAATCAACTTAGTGAGAGAAGATATCAAATAGCTAACCTATTCCCCTACTTACACAAATGGAAAAATCAGAATCAATTAAAAACTTAGCCATGGCCTTGGTGAAGTTCAACGGCTTGGTCAAGAAAGTAAAGAAGGACAGCGATAATCCGTTCTTCAAGTCGAAATACGCAGCGTTGCCTGATATTTTAGCGGCCATTCACGAACCCTTGATCCAATCGGGACTCGTAATTAACCAATTTCCGACCGGCAACCACGGCTTAACCACCATTTTAATTCACGCTGAATCGGGCGAATACATGATGGACACCTACACCATGACACCTTCGAAGAACGATCCGCAAGGAATCGGCTCTTGCATCACTTATCAACGACGGTATGCAGTGGGTGCTATTTTAAGTTTAAACATCGATGAGGACGACGACGGGAATAAAGCGAGCATGAAACCGGAACCGAAACAAGCTTATGTTCCTAAACAGGAAGTTAAAGTTTTAACCGAACTGACGCCGAAAGATGCCGGTAAATGGAAAGACGCGTTAGATTATTTAGTGAACAAAAACGGCACGATTGAGAAAGTAAAGAAAAGTTACTTACTCTCGAAAGTCAACGAAGATTTATTACTAGAACAAGCCTCACAATCTATTTAGCCATGAAACTATCCTTATACAGTATCGAACAAGAATACATCCAGTTAGCAGAACAGTTGACCGAAAACGGGGGCGAACTGACCCCTGAATTGGAACTGGCTTTAACGATCAACCAACAGGACTTGCAAACCAAGTCCACTAATTACGGACTGGTCATTAAACAACTGGAGTATAATAACGACATTGTGGATCAAGAGATCGATCGCCTAAAGGCCTTAAAACAAGCCCGTGTGAACGCTGTGGATCGGCTCAAACAAAATATATCGGAAGCCATGAAGATTTACGGGATCGAGAAGATCGAAACACCGATTTTGAAAATCTCGTTTCGGAAATCAGAGTCGGTCGAGATTGATAACGATCGATTGATACCTGGTGAATACTGGGTTGAAAAAACAACGGCGACTATCTCTAAAACAGCGATTAAAACTGCGATCCAAGAAGGCAAGGACGTACCAGGAGCTAGTATGAAAACGAATCAAAACATTCAGATCAAGTAATGACCGAAGTACAAATCAGAACGATCCAGGCGCAGATCCAAACGGCTGTGAATAGAAAGGTGGACATCAACAATCCTTCGGACTGTATGCACAAACTGCAGGAGATTAGCACACTGTTAGCATCCGGTAGCACCTGTATCGCTTACAGTAAAAACATCTTGCTGAAAGCCCGTAAAGAAGTCTTGGACAAGATTTACCTCTCGAAAGAAGGCGACAAGGAATTAAAGAAGTATTTAAGTCCTTCCATCGTCAATAAATTTGTCGAGACCCGAACGATTGAAGAAGAAACGCTCTTTTGCGAATGCGAACGAAACTACTCGGCCATTGTGCATTGTGGGGACTTTCTCAGGTCTATTCTTTCCACCTTGAAACAAGAGATGATTATTTCTGCCTCTATGTAAAAATATTAGTCTCTCTCTCACCGAGCCAGTCCTAAAAAGACTGGCTTTTTATTTGGCTGAAAATCAACTGGTTGTAACTATTTTAAAATTAAAGTAAAATATTTGTAACTATTTATATTTACAATCGTACAAAGAGTTATGGAACCAATACTTAAAGAAAAAATCAAGGTCAGCGGATTTAAGAAGAATTACCTGGCTGAATACGTGGGAGTTACACCATGTTATTTCTACATGTGCCTTGCAGGAACACGCAATTTATCTACTAAAAAACAAGACAAACTAAAAACCCTACTCAATGCCTAAGAAAACTTACGCTGAAAAACTAAAGCATCCAAAGTGGCAGAAAAAACGACTGGAAATTTTAAACCGTGATCGTTTTAAATGCACGGCCTGTCATTCAGACGACATCGAACTTCATATTCATCATAAAACGTACTTAAGAGGCCGTGAACCTTGGCAATACGAAAATGATAATTTGGTGACGCTCTGCAAGTTTTGCCATAGAATAACCGAACTATTAAAAGAAGAATTGATAGAGGTGCTGATTTACGATATCGGAGAAAAATACCAGGTGTACTATGCACTGGTGTATATTTCCAGAGTTGATTCCTATACAACCTATACTTTTTTTATTAACGATACCATCTTTGAATTAAGAGCGGCTATCGGGTGCTATAATCTACAAGTGTTATGTGAGTTAATGGAAAACCATCAATTAAAAATACATGGTTGATACGCACTCCTTTAATGTTCAACTAGCAACAGTGGTAGGATTGAAAGATTCTATCCTGTTACAACATTTTTGGTTCTGGCATTTAAAAAACAAAGCGAATAAGAAACATATCTACGACGGATCTACCTGGACCTACAATTCGATTCACGCCTTTACGGAAATATTTCCGTATCTGAGTCAGAAAGAAATCAGGGGATGCATCGACCGGTTGACGGAAAACGGCTACATCATCAAGGGTAATTACAACAAATTAAAAATGGACAAAACTTTGTGGTATGCCTTGACCGAAAAAACAATCGAATTGTTTCAAAAACGCGATTCTGAGCAAACTGATCGATTTGCCCAAAAGGCAAATGCATTTGACAAAAGGGCAAATGGAGATGTACAAAAGGGCGAACCAATACCAGTTAGTAATACAGATAGTAATACAGATAAGAAAGAGAGTGTTGATGAATCAACCACACAAACACCTTTTGAATTAAAAGTATACGAATTCAAGAAATCGCTCTTTAAGTTCACGAACGTGAAACCTCATACCGGTAAATACAGTAAACAACTGGTAAAAGAGTTTTTTGATTACTGGTCAGAGCCAAACAAGAGCAAGACCAAGATGCGCTACGAGATAGAAAGAACATGGGACGTAGAGCGCAGACTAGCCAAATGGTACAATAATGATTTTAACAAACAGAAAGACTTCGTAAAAGAGGTGATAAGACCTAAAACAGAAACATCGAATATCAGACCTAAACACTAATGAAAAACAAAGGACAACTACCGCCCGCAGCAGTCGACGCAGAAGAAGCGATTTTAGGCGCAATTTTAATCGAATCGACAAGTTATACCAGAGTGTGTGACTTATTGCAACCAGAGAGCTTTTACAGCCCTAAAAACGCCATTGTCTATTCAGCCTGCACCGAACTGTACAAAAAATCAAATCCGGTCGACATTATTACCGTGACTCAGTACTTAAAAAGTGTTAGCAAGCTGGAAGAGGCCGGAGGCGCGTACTACGTGACCGAACTGACGAACAAAGTGGCTTCGGCTTCGAACATCGAGTACCATGCAAGGATCGTTCAGCAGTGTTCGATGAGCCGAAAGCTGATCGCGATTACCGGCGAATACAACACGAAAGCCTACTCACCGAACGAAGACGCGATGCAGTTGATTGATCAGTGCCAGTCCGGACTCTTTGAGGTGGTGAACGCCAGCCTAGGCAGGGACGTGCAGGACATCGCTTCTATTGTCGCGAAACGATTCAAGGAATACCAGGTAAAGACGGACGGCAATATGACCGGCATCGGAACCGGATGGACGGATCTGAACAAGTTAACGAACGGGTGGCAGAAATCGGATTTAGTGATAATCGCGGCTCGTCCTGGCATGGGAAAAACATCCTTCGTATTGCAGACTTTGAAATCGGCAGCCGTGGAGCATCAGAAACCAGTCGCGATCTTTTCGCTGGAGATGTCTTCGGAGCAATTAGTAGACCGATTGATCTCGATGGAAACGGAAGTCGATAATCAGAAGATCAAGCGCAAAGACATCAGCCAGTCGGAGATCAGTCACATGATGTCAAAAATCACCAAGTTGGTTAACTCAAAATTTTTAATCGACGATACTCCTGGTTTATCACTCTTACAGTTAAGAGCTAAAGCAAAACGATTGAAGCAAAAATACGACATCGGAATGCTGGCAATAGACTATTTGCAACTAATGTCCGGAGAGCGCAAGAGCGGATCAAATCGCGAGCAGGAGATCAGCGAAATCTCCAGAGGACTGAAGTGTATTGCCAAGGAATTGAACATTCCGGTCTTGGCCTTATCTCAACTTTCCAGATCCGTAGAAACCAGAGGCGGAGACAAAATACCGATGCTGTCTGACCTTCGTGAATCCGGCTCCATCGAACAGGATGCGGACATGGTCATGTTTTTGTACCGTCCGGAATATTACGGCTACGAACAGGACGACGAGGGCAACTCACTGAAAGGGATCGCGGAAGTCCACATCGCTAAAAACCGTCACGGCGCATTGGATAAAGTTTCATTACGATTCTCCGGAAAAACAACCAGTTTCCATGACCTGAGCAGCTTTCCAGAGCCGGAATTTAAACCACTCAACTCAATGCCTATTTCTGAAGAATTTGACGCATTTTAACGATGGATAACCAAGCAAAAGCAAAACAGTTAATCGACTGGTTCAAGGACAAAGATGTGCAGCCATTGAAAACCGTAAGGCACGAAACGTTCATTAACATGAATAAATACATCGAGACGGCCATAAACACAATGAACCATTCGGAACTGAATTCGACGCATTGGAAAGCGGCCTACTATCGTCTCTTTTATTTGAAAAAACAATTGGAAAATAACTAACTTTTTAACTCCCTCAACGAACAGCAAGAACCATGAACATGAATAAAAATATACATAATTTCCCCTACGAATGGACGCTGAAAGAGGCCGTCTTTACCAAAGACAAAGGAAAAGTGTTTTCCTGCTTTGCGTGTGGCGGAGGATCGACTATGGGTTATAAACTGGCCGGCTTTGACGTGCTGGGATGCAACGAGATTGACCCGAAAATGATCGCCTCGTATAAAGCGAACCACAACCCCAAGTATGCCTATTTGGAACCGATCCAAACCTTCAAGCTGAGGGAAGACTTGCCTCAAGAACTCTACGAACTGGACATCTTGGACGGATCCCCACCCTGTTCTTCTTTCAGCATGGCCGGGAACCGTGAAAAAGACTGGGGAACAGAAAAAGTATTTCGGGAAGGCCAGGCCGAACAAATCCTGGATACGTTGTTTTTTGACTTCATCGATCTGGCTAAGAAATTGCAACCGAAAGTGGTGATCGCCGAGAACGTGAAAGGTTTGTTACTAGGATCGGCTAAAAGCTATGTGAGAAGAATTTACAAGGAATTGGATGAAGCTGGTTATTATGTACAACACTTTTTGCTGGATGCTTCTAACATGGGGCTTCCTCAACGTAGAGAACGTGTTTTTTTTATTTGCCTTAGAAAAGATTTAGCTACGCAATTTTTACATTCTTCTGATATGTTCACGCAGCTTCCTAAAATAAAAATGGAGTTCAATGAACCTAAAATAGTGTTTAATGAAGTCAAGGACGGTAAAGGAAGGGACATTCCAAAAGGATTAAAAACAGCCTGGAACTTGCGCAAAAACGGAGACATAGACTTAAGCTGTACAAATGATCGTGAATTTAATAAGCCGAACTCACAATTTAACCAGAATTACCTTTATGATGATATTGTTTGCGGAACACTAGTATCAAAAGAAGACGGTCATATTTTATTCAATGAAGGCAAATACCTGAGCGATACCGAACGAATGAAAATAGGCTCTTATCCACTAGATTATAATTTCGGTAAATTAAGAACCTATTATTTAATCGGAATGTCTGTCCCACCGGTCATGACCGCCCAGATCGCCAAACAAGTCTATGAACAATGGTTAAGCAAACTCTAAGATGAACCAAAAAGTACTCAAAGAAAAGAAATGCAAGAACTGTAAAGAGACGTTCGGGCCCGAACGGCCTTTGCAATACCTCTGTAACAACGGCAAATGCGTCTACCAGTACGCGGAAAAGAAATTGCAGGAGAAAGAAACCCAAGCCCAAAAAGAAAAGCACAAAGAATACAGGGAAAAGACGAAGACGAATTCCGACTACATTAAAATCACTCAACAAGTTTTTAACAAGTACATACGGCTAAGGGATCAAAACCAAAATTGCATTTCCTGCGACAATCCATTAACGGGCAAGTACGACGCCGGTCATTACTTTTCCTGCGGTGCCTATCCTAATTTACGCTTTCATGAAAATAACGTATTTGGACAGTGTGTGGCTTGTAACCAGCACAAACATGGAAACATCCACGAATACAGAATAAGGCTCGCAGAGCGCATCGGAGCGGCCTCTATGGAAGAATTAAAACAATTACGGAATCATCCACGGAAATACACGACCGAAGAACTGAAAGAACTGATTCAACACTACAAGCAAAAAATAAAAGAATTAAGTAAATAATCCTTGCGATTTAGCAATTAATACTTACCTTTGGGAACTAACGAAAACGAACATGACAACTCAGTATTTTTTTGAAACACTCGAAACCGACCGATTAAAAGTAATCGGCTATGAAGTAGACAGTCTGTTTACAAACGATATTACTCCTTGTAGAGTATCTGTAACGCTTGAATTGGACAGAAAAGAACAAATCGAGATCACAGTCTATTCATTGGAAACATTAGAAAAACTGTGTGCCGTATTTAAATAAACCCGCTCTCCACTAACCTTAATTTGTAAACAACATGGGATTAATTTTAATTGGATCAGATCACAAATGTCTTTGCGACTGTTCAACCAAGTGCATAGTAAAAGAATTTAACTCTGGAAGCGGGCCGCGATGTACCAAAGAAGAAATTGAAGAAGCGGATTTTACTACCATTTCATTGCACAGTAAAGAAGACGATGCTGTAATAGGAAAATATCGCTGTTCAGATGGAACGCTGAATAAAACCATCAGGGTGGATCTCGTTCGCAACGGAAAAGTTAAACGTAAACTCTGGTATTAATTTGTAAACAACAAAAATAACTATGATACACAAAGTTGAATGCGAATCACTTTCATGTGATAACTGCAACAAAGAATATGAAAGCTGTGAAGGCTTTACAATTTTTCCTGATGATGTAGACAACAGAGCAAGTGATGATGATTGGCATACTGAAAGAAGCGAGACAGAAGATGATAAACATTATTGCCCTAACTGTTATGAGGTTGATGACGAGGATAATGTAACCGTTAAAAAATCTGTTTAGCTAATTTGTAAACAACAACAACATGAAAACAGACGCCAAAAGAACATTAAGTGAAATCAGAGTCCAAAGTACAGCCAATAAGCAGAAAGCCTGGGACATTTATTTCAAACATAACGGAGAACTATCCATGAAAGAGCTAGGAGCACTGATCGGCGTGACCGAAGAAGCGGCCAGTCGTTACATTTCCGAATACTTTCAAAGCCTGAAAACCAGATGAACTATACGAAATACGTCTTAATAAAAGAGAAGCGATATGTGGTCGCAAAAGAAGTAGGCAATCGGATCGACTGCATTGAGATTGAAGGAAACGGATTAAACAAGAAAAATGTCGTGAGTCTTCAGAAGAACAGAACCGAGATATTATTTAGCACTGAATTACCATGTGGGAAGAAACGATTGTCACAACAAGGAGCGGAAGTTCAGCTAACAAGCATTAATTCAGGACTAGAGGCAAAACACAGGAAGGAGAAAAGAAGTTATTACTGCGCCAACTGCAAAAGCTTTCACCTAACCAGCAAAGAGATTAAATACTAATGAAAAAGAAAATCGACACGAAGACCGAAAAAAGCAATACCCGCTGGACCCATGAGGAGATCGAGTTTATCCGCCAGTATTATGGCCGAGTAAAGACCGATTCAATCGCCTTGGCTCTTAATAGATCAGCAATCGCCGTCTGGCAGCAGTGTAAGATCCAGGGCTTTAAACTGGGGGAACGGATTTACCAGACGGAGCAATTAATTGTCACATTCAACGGCCAACAACACAAACTGCAATGCTTCCAGTACTCGCGAAACGAGAAAGGCAACGTGGTGGACAAAACGGTGGTGCGAAAGAAGATCGGACGTCCTCGTAAATACAAACTAAACCTAGAAACCAAAACCTCAGAAGCGATGAGCGCACACCGACGCAAACCGGATTTAAAACCCAAACGCATGAACCCGAAAGTACAGGAGAAAGAACTGCAGGAGTTCGAAATTCCACAAGGCAAGAAACTAGTTCAAATCGACAAGAAGACATGGGTGTACCGCTAGTTAAATTCAGAAGAATCACGAAGAAAGAATTGGAGGCCAAACGGGTAAAAGGCTACGTACTTTTAATTCCGTAAAACGTAACCTTTAGTTAATTCTATCGTATAAAGAATAGAGCGTAAAATAAATGTTTTTTCAATTGGTTATGGGGAAGGCGGGAGTAAAACCCCGTCTTTTTTTAATTGTAAATAATGAAATTGTAACTCTTTGGCATACAGTTTGTTTTAAAACAGAAAAACATAACCTATGCTATTAGACAACTTACTGAACCATTTACAAGAGTTAAAAGCCATTCACGGCGGCAAGATCCATATTAAGTTAGAGTTCTATAATTATGAATTAGGATACTATGAAGATCAAGCCATCAGCATATTAAAAACAGACGACCAGATCACGATTAGAAACTTTTAAGGATGACTAAAATCATTTATGTAGGCTACGCAAAGCCAACGGCAATCATTCAATCGAATTATATTTCTTCAAACGAATGTTATTTTTATAAAACACAGACCGATCAAATTCAAAAGCTAACCGCATCAAAAGCAAAGAGCGACATCGGCGTCTGGAAGATCAAATACAAATCAGTGAATTAACTATGAACGATAAACAAAATTTTTATTATTATTTACCAGCGTACCTATTAACCATTGCTTTTGTGGTCTTAAAACTATGTAAAGTAATTGCTTGGTCATGGATATGGATAGTTTCGCCTATCTGGATACTTTTTGTAGTAGCATTAGTACTATTGACTCCATTATTTTTCTACTACAAAAAGAAGAAAAAGTAACTTTTAATTAATTTATTTTATATTTGAGTACATGAGTAAAGAGATCACAAAGCCCAGAAGCGAAGAAGTAACGGAGAAACAGAAAAGGTTCTGTGAGGAATACCTGATTGATTTAAACGGTACACAAGCGGCGATACGAGCCGGATATTCTACAACTTCTGCACATTCTACGGCTTCTGAAATCCTAAGTTATCCTAATATTCAGGACTACCTCTCCCAACGGCAAAAGGAACTACAGGAAGCCACAGGAGTTACTCAAAAACGCATTCTAGAGGAATATGCCAAGATTGCTTTCTTTGATATTCGCAACATCTACGACGAGCAAGGTCGTCTATTAACTCCAAATCAATTAGGAGACGAAGCGGCAGCAGTCATATCAGGAATAGATGTGTTTGAGGAAAAAGAATTCGACGGCAGGCAAATGATTCCGATTGGCGAAACCAAGAAAGTAAAACTGCACAGCAAGCTCAACGCACTGGACGCACTCGGTAAACACTTAGGCGTATTTAAGAAAGATAACGACCAGAAACAGACATCGGTAGTCATTACCGGAATGAATATCGTTTAATGATCATCACCTTTAACACCAATGGCAACGACAAACAGAAATTAGTCTGCAAGCATTGGGTAGACTCACTCACTACTGATATCGCCTACGGAGGATCAAAAGGATCTGGAAAGTCTTATCTAGGATGTTCGCTGATCTTTGGCGATGCGTTCATTTATCCAGGCACTCACTACTTCATCGCTCGTAAAAGTTTAACAGCGATCCGAAAATTTACCATTCCTTCCATTCACGAAGTCTTTAAGCATTGGGGTATTACCGACCAAGACTATAAGTACAATGGTCAGGATAATTTCTATGAGCTAAACAATGGAAGCAAAGTCTATTTATTGGATGCTAAGTTCATTCCTTCTGATCCTGAATACTACCGCTTTGGTTCCATGCAAATGACCAGAGGATGGATCGAAGAAGCAGGAGAATTTGAGGAAGAATGTAAAAATAACTTAGCGGCTTCTATCGGTCGTTGGCGCAACGATGAATACAGTTTACACCCGAAGCTATTACAGACCTGTAATCCATCTAAAAACTATCTGTACAGGGATTATTATAAGAAATCCAAAGAACGCACGCTAGAGGCTTGGAAATGCTTTATACAGGCATTGCCGACCGATAACAAGATGTTACCTGCCTCGTATTTGGAAAACCTGAACAACATCTTAACGAAGAACCAGAAAGAACGCCTTTTGTTCGGGAATTGGGAATACGACGACGATCCTTCGGTATTGATGGACTATAACAAGATCGTAGACATCTTCAACAACAACCACGTAAAAGAAGGCGACAAATACATTACTTCCGATTTAGCCCGATTGGGTGGAGATAGGATTGTGATCATCGAATGGAATGGATTCAGAGGCTACGTAAAATGGGCAAAGAAACAAACCTTAGATATCACTACCCGATCTATTGAACAGTCGAGGAATAAGTTAATGATTGGTTTATCAGATGTATTAGTCGATGAGGACGGATTAGGCGGAGGCGTGGTCGATTTTTACAAGTGTAAAGGATTTGTCAACAACTCCCGACCGATGGAGAACCCAGAAGCAGGCAGGGATCAGAAAGGCAATCGGATACCCGAAAACTTCGACAACCTGAAAAGCCAGTGTTATTTTCGTCTCGCTGACAAGGTGAATAAAAACGAATTGTTCTTAGAATGTGAAGACGACAGCATTAAGGATCTGATTATCGAAGAACTGGAGCAGATCAAGCAAAAGAACATGGATTCGGATCTAAAAAAAGGCGTGATTCCTAAAGATAAGATCAAAGAAGTCTTAGGTCGTTCGCCTGACTTTGCCGATACAATCATGATGCGAATGTGGTTCGAACTAAGAATTAAGCGAGATGTATTCTTTTTTTAATATATTTACTACAAAATATAAAAAATGCCTACAAGCTATTTTAAGAACCTGTCCAACGCCGTTTTAGGTAAGAATATAACCAATAGTATAGTCAACCTGTTTAACGAGGCCCTTTATTTCGTTTCGGGCAACAAGTTCACCAACTACGACCCGAAAGGAATTGTCTATGTCGATAAAGGCTATAATTTGAATTCGGTAGTGTATTCGGTCATTAACATGGCGGCGACAAAGGTTAGTAGTGTGCCTACCTTTCTGAAAAAAGTCGACGACAAGAAGACAAAAGCGAGTTTAGATCAGTTACTGCAAACCAAAGGAGTCTTAACGCCGGGAGAGTTTGCTAGAAAGAGACTACTCGAAACAAAAGCCTACAATCAGAGCGAAATAGCCGAACCTTTAGTAAGACCGAACTATTACCAGACCTGGACAGAGTTCTATGCCCTGTGGGAAACCTTCATGATGCTGAACGGGAACGCTTATATTTATATGTTAATGCCCTCAGAAGGGCCGAACGCAGGCGTGCCGATTCAAGTGTTTCTATTACCTTCACATTACGTCAAAATAGTCTTAAAACCGAGTGCCTTCATCATCGACGAAGCGACCATCTCGAAAAATCAGTACTTAGATAATCCGGTGGATTACTACATGTTATTAATCGGGGATCAGTACATCCAGTTTCCGGCTAATTCCATTATCCACAGTAAATACCCGAACCCGAACTACGATTTGAACGGGTCGCATTTATACGGGCAAAGCCCGTTAAGAGCGGCCTTAAAGAATCTGAACATTAACAACTCTGCTACCGATCAGAACATCAAGGCGATGCAGAACGGCGGGGTATTCGGGTTTATTCACGGGACGGACTCGAATCAACCGCTAACGTCAGAACAGGCGCAGGCCTTGAAACAATCGTTGGTAGAGATGGAGCGCGATACCGGGACCTTAAATAGATTCAAGGGCGCATCGGCTCCTGTCGGCTTCACCAAACTCTCTTTAAACACCGACGAACTGAAACCGTTTGAATTTTTGAGATACTCAGCGCAGGAGATTTGCAACGTCTACGCATGGCCTTCTGGATTCTTTGGGGTGAACGGGGAACCGAAATACGACAACGCCGATATTCAATGGCGAATGGCGATCTCGAACCGGATTCAGCCGGACTTGTGCATTTTAGCGCAAGACTTAAACAGCCAGTTCTATCCGAAGTTCAAAAGCATGCAAGGGGTGGTGAAAGTCTGGGATGTCTCGGAACTGCCGGAAATGCAAACGGACATGGAGACGCTCACCAAATGGCTCACGCAAGCGATGGATCGGGGAGTGATCACACCGGAAGAATACCGAGCGGCACTGAAATATCCAGAAACCGGCGAGGAATACATGAAGACCCACTACATCCGTTCAGGCTACGAACCCTTAGAAGATATTAATATGGGTCTGGATGAACCAACAGAACCACAACAAGCATTAAAGCTATGATCGTGAAAACTACTTTTATAGTAACAGCCAAACAGTTAGATCCTGATTTTGCCAAAGTATTAGACGAAGTAATCGTGAAGACTGGCAAAAAGAAACCAAAACGCAAGCGATGACGGCAGAAGAATGGAGCCAACAGCATTCTCGTTACGAGAAGTACGCCAAGCCGATCTTTAACCGAGCGTTAAAGGACAGTTTTGCCAACGTGAAGACGATGATTCCGCTGATTAACTATGAGAACTATCAGCAGTTAATCGTAGCGAGCTTCAATTTTGCGCCGATGCAGCAAGCGTATTTGAAAGTCTATACCCGTGTCGGATTGGTTCAGGGGAACAAAGTAGGGAGAGAACTTAATAGAGAGCAAAAACAATACTTCCGAACGAGCTTTGAGTCGACCTTCATGCAAAGCATTTTTGAATGGGTGCATACGAATTTAGGTAGACGAATAGTCGACGTGAACGAATACACGATAGAGCTGATTCAAAACCTGGTCAGTGACGCATTGTATAAGAATTACAGCGTGAGTCAGATGAGAGCCTACCTAGAACGTCAATTGAATTCTGCTGCCTTTACCCGAATGAGAAGTCTCAGGATCGCTAGAACCGAAACAACCACGGCAGCTAATCACGGCGCGTTTCAGGTGTCAGAAGAATCCGATCTCGTCTTAGACAAAGAATGGATCAGTGTAATCGATGACAGGACGAGGCACGACCATTTAGTGGAGAACGGACAAACGGCACCGAGGGACGAAAACTTTAAAATGGCAGACGGTTCATTGATGCTATTCCCAGGCGATCCGAAAGGCGCTGCTAAACAAGTTATTAACTGTCGATGTACTTATTCCTTCGTTCCAAGAAGGGATATTAACGGAATGTTGATATTTAAAAATTAATAGTTTATTTTTACAAGAGATGAAAGGACTGTTAGAATACAAGACCATGACCGCCGAGGTGAAAGACGTTGACTTAAAGTCAATGAAAGTATCCGGTTATTGGGCGTCCTATGGTAATAAAGATTACGATAGAGATATCATCGAAATGGGCGCAGCTCGTAAAACGATTATGGAACGCGGCCCGAAAGGCTCGAACGAAATCTTTTTCCTGAATCAGCACAATTGGGATCAGCCACACGGCAAACCAAGTGTCCTGGAAGATCAGGCGAAAGGAATCTATTTCGAAGCGAACGTGGCTCCGACTTCGTATGGGAAGGATTCTTTAATTCTTTATGAAGCAGGCATCGTGATTCAGCACTCGATCGGCTTTCAAACCATCAAAAGCGAAGATTCAGGATCGTACCAGGACGGCACGTTCACGAGACATATTAAGGAGATTAAACTATTCGAAGGATCAAACGTGACTTTAGGAGCGAATCCGAATACACCGTTCACGGGCTTTAAGTCCCTCACTTTTGAGCAGACGAACGACCAGATCCAGGCGATTGTCAAGTTAATCCGTAACGGAACCTTGACCGACGATATGTTTTTACAGCTAGAAATAGCCCTGAAACAATTACAAAAGCATTCCTACGAACTAGGAAAACAAGACGTTAAATCACTCAACACAGAGCCGGAAATTACTTCCACTCCAGAACCTAATGAGCCGATTGTCGAAAACGAGATAATTAACACATTAAAAAACTGGAATTTAAATTAAAAACAATGGAAGTAAACGAAATTAAATCCCTATTAGAAGACATCAAAGGGAAAGTAAACGACTCTAACGAGGCGGTAAAAAAAGAAGTGAACGAGAAATTAAACACTTTGAACGAAAGTTTGAAAGGTTTCTCTAAAGCTTCTGACGTAGAAGAAGTAAAAGGATTGATCAATAACTTAC